AATCACAGGTACAGGTACTATTGCTGGTACATTCACAGGTAATATTACAGGTGATGTAACAGGTAATGCTGATACAGCAACTACATTAGAAACAGCTAGAACAATTGCTGGTCAATCATTTGATGGTTCAGCAAACATAACGATTGCGGCTACAGATTTATCTGATACAGACCAAAGTTTATCCACTACAGATGATGTAACGTTTAACGACTTAACCGTTTCTGGTGACTTAATAGTGTCAGGTACTACAACAACAGTAAATACTGAAACAATTAATCTTGCTGATAACACTATTACATTAAACAGTAATGAAGCAGGCACACCCTCAGAAAATGGTGGTATCGAAATTGAACGAGGTACTTCAGAAAATAAAACTTTAGTTTGGAACGAAACATCAGATAAATGGACTGTTGGTTCCGAAACATTTGTTGCTGGAACATTTGAAGGTGCTTTAACAGGTAACGTGACTGGTAACACGTCAGGAACGGCATTAACAGTGACACAGGCCGCACAAACGAGCATCACCAGTGTCGGTACACTCACTGCACTACAGGTGGACAACCTTAATCTAAATGGAAACACCTTAAGTTCAACTGCAGGCACTGACTTGTTAATAACACCACTAGCTGGACAACAGATCGTACTAGATGGTACGATAGTGGTCGACGCAGGGGTGGTCACGGGTGCAACGAGCATCACGTCAACGAACTTCGTTGGTGACGTAACAGGTGACGTAACTGGTAATGCTGACACGGCAACTACATTAGCAACTACAAGAGCAATTCAAGTTAGTGGTGCTGTAACTGGTACTGCCAACTTTGATGGCAGTGCAGGTATTAATATCGTTACAACCAACACAGCAGATCCAACAATCACACTTGGTGGTGATTTAAGTGGTGCTGTAACACTAACAAACTTAGCAAGTGGTACATTAACTGCAACAATTGCGGCTAACTCGGTTGCATTAGGAACAGACACAACAGGTAATTATGTTAGTAGTTTAGTTGCAGGTAATTTAATTGATTTACAAAATAATACTGGAGAGGGAGCAACCCCAACAATTGATGTTGATTTATCAGAATTAACTACATCTACTTCGAATGCTGATGGTGATTTTTTTGTTGTATTAGATAGCGTTAACGCACAGAAAAAACTTACAAAAGGTAATATTGCTATTTCAGGATTTAGCAATGATAGCGGATTTACTACAAACACTGGTGATATAACTTCAGTTGTAGCAGGGTCTGGTTTAACAGGTGGAGCTACTAGTGGAGCTGCTACTTTAAATATTGGAGCAGGTACAGGTATTGATGTTGCAGCAGATGCTATTTCTGTTGATGTATCAGACTTTATGACTAATGGTTCTAACAACAGAATTGTTACTGCAACTGGTACAGACGCACAAAATGCAGAAGCTAATTTAACTTTTGATGGATCTACTTTGGCGGTTACTGGTGCTATAACAGCAACAGGAGACGTTACTGCTTTTTACGTTTCTGATAGAAATTTAAAACAAAATATTGTTAACATTGAAAATTCTTTACATAAAGTTTCTCAGTTAAATGGTGTTTACTATAACTGGACTAAAGAAGCTTTAGAAAAACATAAACATTTAGTTGATGAAAAAGAAGTCGGTGTAATCGCACAAGATGTAGAAGCAGTTTTACCTGAACTTGTAGCAACAAGAGAAGATGGCTCTAAAGCAGTTAGATATGAAAGACTTTGTGCAGTGTTAATTGAATCCGTAAAAGAACTTAAAAAAGAAATAGACGAATTAAAGAAGTAATACTTTAATTTTTAATATTTTAATCATATAAATAGTCCGAAAGGACCTTTTTTATATGGCAACACCAGCTACAAGAGAACAGTTAAAACAATACGCTTTACGAACACTAGGTAAGCCTGTTATTGAGATAAATGTAGATGACGACCAATTAGAAGATAGATTGGACGAAGCATTACAATATTACGCTCAATATCACTATGATGGTATTCGTAGAACATATCTAAAGTATCAATATACACAGACCGATAAAGACAGAATTACTGGCAATTCAAATGAATCTGTAACTAAAAATTCCGTTACAACCACTTGGAGTGAAGGTAATAACTATATCGTTGTGCCTGAAAGTGTAATATCAGTAATCAATATATTCCCATTTTCAAATAAAGGTAATCTAAACTTATTTGATGTTAGGTATCAAATGAGATTAAATGATCTATATGATTTTTCTTCAACATCTATTATTAATTATGATATTGTGATGCGACACTTGGACTTTTTAGACCATATTCTAGTAGGTGAAAAACCTTTTAGATTTGTTCAAAATGATAACAGACTATACATTGATATGGACTGGACAGATGATTTACAAGTTGGCGAATATTTAGTTATTGAAGCATATCGTAAATTGGATCCAGAAACTTATACAGATGTGTACAATGATATGATTTTAAAAAGATATGTGACTGCTTTATTTAAAAAAAATTGGGGTGCCAATCTTAGCAAGTTTAATGGGGTTACAATGTTAGGTGGGGTTACATTAAATGGTCAACAAATATATTCAGAAGCAATCCAAGAAATTCAAAAACTAGAAGAAGAAATTAGAAACTCATTTGAGATGTCACAACCCCTTATGATAGGATAGTGCCATGGCAGTTAATCATTATTTCCAGAACGGTAACGGCATTGGGAACACCAATGAACAAAGACTTTTTGAGGACTTAATCATAGAAGGCCTAAAGATATACGGCAAAGACGTTTATTATCTTCCACGAACATTAGTAAATAGAGATTTAATTTTAGGAGAGGATACTCTTTCTAAATTTGATGATTCATATTTAATTGAAATGTATATGGAGACCACGGAAGGCTTTGCTGGATCGCAAGAAATTATATCTAAGTTTGGTTTAGAGATCAGAGAAGATACAACTTTTATGGTTGCCAAACGAAGATGGCAAGACGCTGTTGACTCTGTTCATACTTTAATTAAAGATGGCCGACCAAATGAAGGTGATATAATTTATATGCCTTTAATGAATAGTTTTTTTGAAATACAATTTGTTGAAGACCAAGAGCCATTCTTTCAACTCGGCAATTTACCTGTTTACAAATTAAGATGTACTCGTTGGGAATATTCTTCAGAAAAACTTAATACTGGTGTTACTGACATTGATAGTGCTGAAACACAATACTCATTAGATCAATTATCGTATCAAGTTAGTTTAGAAAACGAAGATGGTGCTTTACTATTAGAAAATGATAGTGTTGGTGGAGTATCTAATTACTTTATCAATGAAGATTACGATTTGCAAACTCAATCAACCTATGCTGATAATAATGATTTAGATAGTGAGGCAGGTTTTGATACAGCCTCTACTGCAGATGATATATTAGACTTTACAGAATCAAACCCATTTGGGGATATAGATAACGGATTATAGAAATGTTTGGAACTTACTTTTACAACGAATCAATGAGGAGGATGACCGTTGCCTTTGGGCAATTGTTTAATAATATTCAAATCAAAAGAACAGACTCTAACGACACTGTTATACAATCTATTAGAGTTCCTTTGGCCTATGCTCCTAAAGAAAAGTTTTTAACTAGATTAGACCAACAACCTAATTTAAATGAAAGAGAAATGGCCATTACTTTACCTCGTATGTCATTTGAAATATCAGCAATTCAGTATGACGCTACAAGAAAATTAAATAAAATTCAAAAGTTTAGAGCAGTAAAAACTGGAGCTGAAGGCAAGGTATTAGATTATAACTATATGCCTGTTCCCTATAATATCTCTTACGATTTAAATATTTTTACAGCAACAGCAGAAAGTGGCCTACAGATAGTAGAACAAATATTACCTTTCTTTCAACCAGATTATACAGTTACAGTCAATGCTATACCAAGTTTAAATATTAAAAGAGATGTGCCTATTGTGTTAAATAATGTAAATTATGATGATAGTTATAATGGTGACTTTACAACTCGTAGAGCCGTTACTTATACACTTGGATTTACAGCAAAAACTTATCTATTTGGCCCAGCACAAACTCAAAAAGTTGTTAAAACAGTACAAACTGATTTACATACAAATACAACTGGTGATGAAAGTAGAGAGGTTAGAATTGAAATAACACCAAACCCAACAACCTCAGACGCTGATGATGATTTTGGATTTACAACAACTATCACAGATTTTAATGACGGAAAAAATTATAATCCATCAACGGATACAGACGAATAAATAGTATATAAATATTACATTATGACAAAGTTAGAAGAAAAAGTTAATGAGATTTTAGGTATTGAAAATAAAGAGCCTAAACAAGCTAAAGAGTTTAAACCTTTAGTTCCTAGAAAAGAGAATAAAGAATCTCCAGATGTAGATAACGACTACAAATACAGCAGAGAAAATTATTACAATCTAATTGAAAGAGGCCAAGAGGCAATAGAAGGAATACTTGATGTTGCTAGAGAAGGACAACATCCGAGAGCCTATGAGGTGGCTGGCGCTTTAATTAAGAATGTAGCCGATACAGTAGATAAACTCCAAGACTTGCAAAAGAAACTTAAAGACTTAAAAGATTTACCAAAGACAGCAAGTCCTCAAATTAAAAATGCTTTGTTTGTAGGATCAACAGCTGAATTACAAAAGATGTTAAATAAAGATGAAAATACTAAAGTCAAAGACATCACACCCGAAAAAGATAATACTAAAGATTAGTGATTTAACTTATAATCATCATTACGAAAAGTATAATCCTAAACTTACAGACGGTGTTGGAGATATAAAAGACATTATGAATAAACCAATAGAAATTACCAAACATACAATATCAGAAACTCCTAGATATGGAGCTGGTGGTAAAATATATAAAGAAAAATTATATAGTGTAATAAAAGGCAATCAAAGAGTAACACAAGCTGTTCGATTAGGTTATACACATATAGAGGGTGTTATAACTAATGAAGAACACCCGAGTTGTGGTACAGACGACTGTTGCAAGGAATGTTAAATGTCTGAAAATTATTTAGGAAATCCGAATCTCAAAAAGATCAATACACCTGTTGAATATACACAAGAACAAATTGTGTAATATCAAAAGTGTGCTAACAA